GTTTACTATCGCACATGATACCAAAGTAGCTTCAACTTCTGACCTTGAGGGGACTAGAAACAAGCTAATTAAAGATATCGACGATAATTTAGTTAAACATGCCTTTAAACACAATTACTATATTACCCAGGAAGATGCAGAACATCTGCAATCTTGCTTCCCATCAATGTACGTCTATCAAGATCCAGACGCTACAGAGCTTAAGCACTGTTCACATCCCGTGCTTGCTGTGCTCAACGACTATGCAAATGCGCACGCTAAAAGAATTTCTCGAACAATACCCAAAGGAAACACAATCTCGATTGGGGATAGTGTCGGCCGAAAAATTGGATGTGCACATAATTGCTTGCTCGTTAAAGACAAACGCTGTGCAACACGAGTTCTCGCTAATACTCAGCGACACTCTATTGAAAACAACGCTTACCGTTCTCATGCAATCAATGGAGGCAAATCCATTTTATGCGTTGACGGAACTCAAGAGTGCGATTATCCCGCCACTCATTGTTTTGCGGTCCATTCTATGTATGACGTCAAACAGTCAGACTTGCCAACGATATTTCTGCGACATGGCCTTGAAGAAATGTACGTATACCTGTATATCCCGCTTGCTTTCCATGAACGAAGACTTGCCACGTTGGACGAGAAGTTCTTTAACCTTCACCAGGATGTTAAACGAACTATATTTACTCTCAAAGATGGTTCAACACCATATGTCCATGACACCGATACCTGGAACGATTGGCTCAACATCACATGCATTGAATTCGGTACCCAGTGCCTCACAAAAGAACTTTATGCCGTCCATGGGCCCTTACATATCTTCAAATTATCGCGAATCAATAACTTCAAGGGCCCCTATTACATGTCAAGAGCTTTGTCAGCCTTTTCCCGTGATGTCTGTCTTGTACCATCCGCTCTTGACGCTGTTGCAAAACATTTCGCAGCCGAACAAGGCGAACTTAAACATCATGTCGTGCCCGTCCACGTTGTCAACACTCTCGTTGCATATGCATCTCGCCAAGACGACGCTTCCTACCAATATAAGGAATTGGCCACTGTCGCATCGGGCATGCTGCGGACACTTAAAATTGGCTCAATTGTTTACGCCAACAAGTGGGACGTCGATTCATCTTCTTTTAACGATGTCGTCGTCAGCGTGTTTATTATCGGTGCGATTAAACGATTGGAACGCACTCAAACAATTTCAGAAATATTTGGACACATTAAAAAATACTCGAATAATGAAGGAATCTCTTATGGTGTTCGAAGTATTTTTTACAAGATACAGAATTGGC